ATTGGACTCTCTTTTTTTTGGCCTGCTCTCAAATCTTTAGCCATTGCCTCATACCATTTAGCTTTGGCCAAATCCCTTTCAACTGGTTGGTCTGGTTTGTCTCCCAGTCTCATTCTGTATTTAAAGGCGTTCATTTCACAAAAAGCAATGTATTTGTCAACGCCCCAGATGTCGAGCATCATTTCAAATACTTGCTTATTCCCTTTTTTATAATAATCTGGATTGATGTCGCTCATCTTTTAAATAATTTATTATAGCTATACTCAAAAACAATTCCCCAAACAAAGCAAAAGATAAAAGCGTCTAATACTCCATACATCGGCTCATAAAAAACAATTGCTAACGACATAAAAGCCAACATTAACGCTTTAGCCAAATGCCACCCATCTGTTGACCAAACTAAAAACCTGCTCGATTGCCAGAACTTTTCGCCGTTGCGAATGCTACCACCTTTCCATTTGTTTTTCCAACTAATGCGCCAGTCCCAGAATTGCTCATTTTTAAAATTTCTAAACACTGAAATGTCGTATCTCGTTGACAATGTGTCCATTAATGCGTTGCATATTGATGCTAAAATTACAAAAATTATACTCATAATCCAATGTTTTCGTTTATTATTTTACTATTTAAAACTTTAAATGGCGACTCTTTGCCTTTGCCAAACAACTCTCTCTTTATTCGTCTATCGTATTGCTCCCAGTCATCATGATTAGCCATTATTTTAATGTGTTTAATTGCATGCCCTATCTGGCAAATCAATTCGTAATATTTAGGATTGCTCATTTTCCTGCTCAATTCTATAAATCAAATATTCTGTTTGGTCTAATTTGCGCCCCTCTATTGTAACAACTCGCACAGAACCACTACTCGGCTCACTGCGCCATAGTTTGTCGAACTCAGCAAGCAATTCACGTGTTCTCGACCATTCTTTTGGCTCTGGTGCTTTCTTGTATTCCTTTTTGTCCATTATTTTAGTTGTTAATGCTTTAACTTGCTCAATTATTTCGTCAGTTGGCTTGTTGTCCAGATAGCTTTGCTCCCATTGTTTATATTTTTCTTGAATAGCCTCTGACTCGACTTGCTCTTTTGCTTTCTTTAAATCGGTGTCAAATCTACTTAAAATTTTAAAAATAGTTGTAACGTCAAACGAATGGAATAACTCAATTTCTTTGTATTTCCCCATTTTAAAGTTGTTAAACGCCATGACAACATGTTGAATAGACCAATAGTAATATTCAGAATAAACCATTTGTGCCGCTTCTGCAATCTGGCTTTCGCTCATGTTCTTAGAAACGTTCAAAGAAACGATTAGTCCGTCAATTGCTCTCTCAATTACTTTGACAACGAATCCGTCTCCCTTTTCTTTTCTAATCAATGCCAATGGTGTCGGGTTGGTCGTTATTAAATCTTTGATTGTCCCCAAAAATAACTTCGGCGATGTACTGGTCGGCTTGCTTAATGCGTTGCTCGACTGCGATTCTGTTTTTTTCAAATTCTGATTTCCCATTTTTATTGTTTTGATTGTCTCTTTTTTCCCAGTTTTTAATGGCGGCCGCCCAGTTTAAATATTTAACTCCTTTGGACTGCGAATATAGCAAAGCGGATTCATAATACTTAGCCAGTTTTTCTCGCTCCCATTCTGGGAACGCCTCTTTGAATTTTTTTTTGTCAAAATAAATAGAGTTTTCAAATGAATGTTTTTTAGAGGGCGTCAATTCGTTAGAATTGGGTTCTATATTTACTTTACTTCTATTTACTTTACTTATCTTTACTTTAGATGCGTTTCGTACATGTTCGAAATGCGTTTCATTTTCAGTAACTTGCTGATTTTCACGCCATTGTTTCAAACGTTCTGCGCTTTTTTCTTTTTTTATTTTATAGTTTTCGCTAAACTTTAGCAATTGTTTGTTGAAACTTTCGCCATTGTTTGATGAAATTAGTCCAATTGTTTCCATAAACAACCAACATTTTTCAAGTTTTTTACCTACAAATAATTGCTTTTTTAAAACGCATGTTTTGATTGGCTTTTCTTGTTGAGCGAACTTTTCTAAAGCGCTATAAAACAATCCGAGTCCCTCATAACCATAGGCCATAAATAATTCTGTTATTTTCTCATCATTGAATGAGTTGCTATCATGCAAAAAATATTTCATAAAAAAAAACGCCCATCGGATTTTAGCGGAAATCTTCAGGGCGATTAATTAAAATAATCAAATTTTTATATCCCGCTAAAAATATAAAAATTCAGAACTCAAATATCGATATTTAATCCAATAAAACGAAATTAATGCCAGATATTTTTAAAACTTTTATTTTACCAGTCTTAGCCATGTGATATGTCCACTGGGTTGTTTTATTATTCTTTTTAGCATACTCGCTAAAGCTAATCAATTTCGATGTTTCTATTTTCATGCTCAAATATATTATAAATTTTACAAATTACAAATAACAAGGTTTTTCGCCTCGTATTTTTTTAAATAAACTGACTGGTCAATGTCATCGTGTTTGACCGAAATGAGAGCCTTGTTGCCCATTCCAAAATAGTATGTGGTCAAACGGATTACAAATGACCTTTGCACATTAAATTTGGCCGCAGTTATTTTGACGCTATTATTCCCGCCAATTAAAAACTCGATTATATTAGCGTTTCGTTCCATATTGTTGCACATAAAATGATGTTTGGTCTGCGATTACTTTGATTGCGTTAATTCGGTCATATAACGACTCCAGATAGTTATTCAATTCGTCAATGTCTTCGGTTATTTTATAGCCGTTAGACGATGCAATAATGTTTGGAGCAGTTGTGCGCCTCAAATAATTCATTATAACTCGGATTCTGGAGTCAGCCAATTCAAACTCAGTGTCATTCCCAGAGCGTTCAAAGATTAATTTTCTGAGTTGCTTGTTAGTGTAAAATTTATTGGTTTTCCTTAACACTGCCTCAATGAATTTAGCGCATCGTTTTTCATTATCTGTGATTTGATAGGTTAACTCCTCAAAATTTGCTATCATAATAGTTCTAAATTTTCGTTTGGGTCTGGAATATATACATTTAAAAATTCGGTTGCCCATTTTTGCACCTCTGCAATGAAATCCATAAACTGACTGGTCGAAAGTTCACTGGTCGATTTAATTCGCTCTATAAATTCGCCATTTATATTGGCTTCATTTGTTTTTAAAAACCTAAACTTTAACAAGTCATGCACCTGCTCATTGTTTCGATAGTTTTCAAATCCTGCGTCTATCAATCCCGCTTTAACAATTGGCAAAACAACGCCATGATAATAAGCATTCTGATTGTTTGAACGTTTCTTTGTGTTCTTATCTAAAACAATAGAGACTTCTTTGCCGTTTAATGATTCAATGTGTGCATCAAACATGCTTTTGTTTAAAATCCTTAGACGTCCGTCCTCAATTTTACCAATATATTTTGCTTTCATGATAAAAAATGCAGGATTAATGAGACTAACATTGGTACAAAAACAAAAAAACAAAATAATAATGAACTCAATATCAATAATTCAATTAAAAACTCAGTCAATTTTTTCATAATAAATCCTTTAAGTCAATTTTTAAAGCCTGCGCAACTCGAACCAGTGTGTCCAGAGTCATATTTTTGCCCTGCTCAACTCTCTGGTAAGTGCTGCGATTTAATTTGTGGTCAAAGGCAAATTGCTCGGCTGAATTATAGCCGAGTTCAATGCGTCTGTTTCTAATTTTGATGTGAACTTCCATACACTAAAGCATAAATTTTCAATTCTTTTTCTAAATTATCTATCAATTTGTGCAAAAGCGATTCCGTTTCTTTATAAACGACAATCAATTCGTCTTGCTTTGCGATTAATTCTCTTTGTGCTTTGATTAATTCGTCTCTTTTATCTAATTCTGACATGTTCTTTTAGTTTATTTTACCAATTTTATTAGTTACTTGTTCGTGGTATTGTGCCAGATATTCTCGGCACTGGATTACTTTCGCATAAACTTGCTCAATGATTTCGTCTGAATGCTCAATCGAATAAGCGAGCCAACGTTGCTCAACTGGCAAATGGTCGTATTTAACCTCTCTGCCATAATTAACCTCCGCAGGTGTATTCATAAGCGCATAGAATAGAATAAATTGTGTGCGCCCAGTGATTGCGAGATAGCCTCGACCCTGCCATTCATAATCCTCATTAATTCCAGATACATTATCCAGAAAAGTTTTGCGATTAAAGGGACATTTTATGTCAACGCAAATGTCATTGGTTGGCAAAACGTCTGGCTCTCCAACAATATAATCGTTTGAAAATATGTCAATGTTTTTTTCTGCAAATGGGAATCCAAGTTGCTCCGCCATGAACTGGATTGCATCGGCCTCAACGGCCTTTCCTTTTTCTGTGTATTTAGAATGCAATTCCTCTTTGTCGTCTGCATACCATTCATGCAAATAAGTTTTGCATGTGGCGCTCAACTCTCCCTCTTTTTTTGCTTTGCCCATGATTTTTGAAATCTGGGAACATCTTATTTTGAATTGTCTCATATAGCTTCGTCCATTAACATTTCTCTTTGGCCGTTTGTCAACTCGCATTTAGCCTCAACGTCTGCAATTGTTATTTCGTTTTTAGATAGCTTTTCAACAATTTGTTTCCATGCCGCCGAACCTTTAACCAGTGCAATTTTTTTAACCTTTGGCTCTGGTGCTTTGCCATGTGTATTGGTTGCATCACTATCCTTTGTATCGTCCAGAGCAAACATACCCCCGAGCGCAAATTTTCGAGCGTAACTCGATGACGAGCCAAACGACTGCGAAATGTCCATGCCTTTGCGGTTTGGGTCAATGCCTGCGCAACCAGTTGTCGTTATAACGATTCCAGTTGGCAATGTTAATTGCACGCTCGACTCGCAATAAATTAAACCGCCTGCCTCTTTAATTTGGTCTGAAATGGTCAACATGCAACCATACTTCAAAAGGTAAGGTTTCAACGCTTCGAGTATATCTTCGCAATTGCGATACTTATATTTTCCGAACGCATTAAACTGATTTTTTGGCGCTTTTAATTCTGCCTGAATTTTGATTAGTTCTGTCATTTTTAGTTTGTTTTAAGTGATTTGTAAATTTAAACATTTAAAGTATTTAATCAAATTTTTTAACGAATATTTTTAAACAATTCGTAATTGTCTCGCAGTTCTAATTTAATGACTTGCTTTTCTGTGATTCCCAGTTGCGCTCGGATATGTTTTGCCCAACGTTCTAAACTGATATTTGCTTGCTCTGGTCTAATGCCAGTTGTGGATTGAACAAAAATAACTTCTGTTTTAGGACAACCATCGTCCTCTGTTCTGTGTGGATAGGTATGGATTAACTTCATGATTTTATTATTTGGTTAACTAATGATTGATTTATTGTGCCTCCGCATTTAACGATTAGATTTAATTTATCTGAGTCGCTTTTGTAGTCTCTCGGCAACTTAATTATTCCATGACATGCAAGCAACGTCATTGCTTGGTCTTCTGAGTCTGGGTAATAAAGCGGAGCGTAGCAATTCGGCAATGTGAATGTATGCCAGTTCAACTTTATTTCGAAATCATCTTTGATAAAATGCGCCATAAATGGCTCTTCGATTCTTTCTATTAATACAAAACCTTGTTTGCTTAATACTTGGCCAAATGCCTCGATGTGTGATGCTATCATTTTATTCTGGTTATTTTAAAGAATTTACCACTATCATAAAAAACGTCAAAAATATAGTCTCTGTTTCTGGTTTTTCTGTAATAAGAAACCAAAGAGCGTTGGTTTTTGATTTCCGACTCTGGAACTGAATAGTCTTCGCCCAGTTTTAATTTGCCAATGATTGTCTGGTTATAAGTTTTAGATATTTCGCCCGCTTTTTTGCGTGCGTGTTCACGAACAAATTTCATTGCGTCTCTCAATTCAATAAATTTATCTTCAATAGACAAATCTTTTCCCTCAAAAGCATATACCATAATTTCCTGATTGAATTGTTTTATCATGTAATCGACTCCATTTTCTTTGGCCTCGATTTTACCTTTTAATTTAAAATTTACCACTTTGCTCCTTTATTAAATTGTAAAAAAAATCGTATTTGTTTTCGTCAATGAATTGCTCTAAAGGAATAAACGTTGCATTCTCTCCCTCGCCGTCTGTCATGACAATATATTTGCCATTTTTTCTACTCGATTTTATTTCCTCGAGCATGAAATGTTCAGATAAATAATTATCCAATTCCTTTTCAGTTATAACCAGATAACTTGTCTCAAAATCGTCATTGCAATAACCCGAAACAATATAGTTGTCAGAGTTTATGATAATGTCTGAGATGTCCCAGTTTGAATCCACTGGCAAACTCGCCAATGTCCTCACTATTTTAACCGCTCCCATTATCCTAAATAATAAAATAAGAAACCCATAAATGCTGTGAATCCGATAATCAAAGTTGCAAAGCCTAACAATGTTTCTTTGAATTGTGCGTCTGTGTAATCTGAGTGTTTAGTTTTAAATTTGTTCATGTTTTTTTATATAAAGTTTGAAAATATGGAGGGAATTTCACCCTCCTTTTTTTAGTTAATTTTTTTTAATAAACTTTCGATATAACAAACTCTTTTAAAATAAGAATCTGTATTCATTCCCCAACATAAACAATCTAACATTCTATTTTTGTTATTTTCTAATTGTTTTTGCAATTGCTCTTTGTTCATTTCTTTGAACTCTCTGCGATAATCGTATCTTTTCATAATTTTTAATTTTTAATAGTTTTCGTTTGATTTGATATTCAAATATCGTTTTAACTTTTTAAAAAACAAAACATTTTTTATTTTTTTTTAATCTTTTTTTCGCAATCTGCGATTTTAACTATTTAAAGCCACTTTTTAAAGCAAAAAAAAAGCCGAACATTTCTGTACGGCTTTCCAAACTATGAACCTAAAACTAAAAAACTTTCATTTTTGCTACAATGTAAATAATAAATGCGAGCAGGATAATCAATCCAAACAACCAGAGAGACCAAACGCCGCTCTCCTTAACCACTTCTTTTGCTTTCTGCTCAACTTTCTTTTGCTCAACTGCTACTTGTTTAACTTTAACCTCTTCATGTCTCACAACGGCTAATTTTCGCTTTTGAATAATTTGTCTGGTTAACTTCTTTGGCGCAGATTGAATCTGTCCCAGTGTATCGATGCAAACTTCGTAGTCAATAGTCTCCAGTATAATAACAACAGACGAATCGTTGGCAATTTCTGAAATCTTTGTCTCCGTCTTTGTCTCAATCTCGCTCTGTGTCTTAACTTCAACGCTTGTCGTTTGTTTTTTGACTCCACAACTGGCCAATATTATTGCCAGAATTACTATACTTGACCTCATTATATTTCTGTTTTCTTTTTTTTATTATTTCCTCTAATTGATTTATTTCTTTTTCTATGCTTTCTAAAATCTTATTCTTGTTCATCTTCAAAATTCAGCCACTTTAATCTCTGGTCAATTAACTTAATCAATTCCGATTGCCATTCCACTTTTTTATTTGGAAAATATAGCAATGTATTCTCTTCGACCTCCCAAAGAAATTCCTTTAGGAAATACAATTCTTTGTATATGTCCTCGTCTGACATGTCCTCGATTTCCTCATCGAGGTTTTGGTTTTCTGGTTTATCGCTCATTCAGCAAATATCGGAATTTTAACTGAAATTCCTCTCTTTTCGTCTAATAATGTAAATGCTTGTGCGGGTTTTTCTGGTTTGAATCCTGCCTTGTGTCCATACGGGGACAATCCAATCAATGAACCATTGACGCAGCAACTGGTTGTCGGATAGAATAATTGGTGAAAATGGCCTAAACAAGTAAAATCGGCTTTTCTTTGTTCATCTTTTCTTAATAAATACTTAATCAAAGGAATTGTCAATCCCCCTATGCCGCCCCCATATTTGACCGCCTCTCCATGAAAAAACCTAATTGTTTTTCCCAGAACTTTGACGTAGCAATCGTCTGACTCTGGCATGTGGAATGTCATTCGTTTCTCATTTCTGAATAAGTCTTTTAAGTCTGAATACATCATAAACTCATAATTGGTCGCAGAACTGGTCGAAATGTGCATCTTCTTTGTATTCCTGCCATGATTACCAACCGAGCATGGTATAATAAAATTGACCTTAGTATTTTTTAATAAAAACTCAAATCCATTCATGATTAATTGCTTTGCTTTTCGGATTGCTTGCAATGGCGAAAGGTTATTTGACTCAACTAATTCGTCATGAATGTAGCCAGATATAAAGTCCCCACCCAACCAAATAACAACATCTTTAATGTGAACGTCTTTGCTCTCTTTGTCAATTAACTTGACCATGTTCTGGAATATAGCCATTGAACGTTTCTCAGCAATCTTCAAATTGTATTCATTAAATCCATTGACTTGACCACGTCTCACATTCTCTTCAATGTGCCAGTCCGACAATGAAATGATTGGCGTTCCCATGTTTTTTGAGCCGCTCGATTTTTCAAATTTGATTTCTAACGTGTCGCTTTTTTCTTTGATAGCTAACAAATCGTCATAAGCCTGTTCAGTTGCCTCTAATTTATTCAACAAATATTCATTTTTCTTTTTAACGTCATTGAGTTGAGCCATTAAAGCCTTATTTTTTCTGTCTTCTTGAATAACAATACTAATGTCCTTTAGCGCTTCAACTGGTTTGTTTATTTCTGGCAATGGATTGTCTTTAAAAAATGCTTTTATCCCTGCTCTGATTCCCTCAATCCCACTCCCAGATAGTTCCTCTGGATAATTTTCTTTTAATAACTGCGCAAAATGCGTTTTGTTTCTGCCAATTTGCTCAAATAAATCAATATTTGCTACAATAAATTTTTCGTATTTCATTGTTTTAGGTTTATAATTTACTAATTGCGTGCAAATTAGCTATTATTTTAATAATAACAAATTTATTTAAGCGCAGAATAGAACTTTTGAAAATGAGCAATGCGGTCTTCGAGACCAATTGTCCCTCCATTTATTCGTTTTGTTATTGATGTTATAACCGCATCGCTTGCCCCTTTGTCTGCCAGTGCATTCAATCCATTTTTATTCCAGAACCATGCAGCCGATGCCAATGGATATTTTATTGCAACCAGTTCTGGAGTTGAAATGATGTCCTCTGGAACGCTTTTATCAAACTCTAAATAGTTAGCCTTTCCAGTTAACTGAATAAAACCTCTGCCTAAATATTTGAATCCGTCTTTTGATGCTTCGTCCCCATTTCCCATTCTATTGGCGTAAACTTTTGACGCAATTTTCTCTGGCTTTCTGGCGTAATCTTTGGCAGACTCTAAAGTTGGAAAGTATTTTTTGAATGTTTTATTTAAACCCTCAGCCGAATAATTCAGATTCTCTTTTGTTAGTTTAAAATTCCCAGATTCGTGAGCGCATTGCGATAAAAAATGAGCCAATCTGAGCGGAGTGTTTATTTTGAAATGCTCTTTGACAAAGTCGAGTTGTTTTAATACTGAATCTGGGACGTGTCCTTTCAGCATATTATTTGCCCTCTTTGAAAAATTGTTTGAATAGGCTTTTGCCTGTCATATCTTTTAGGTTTTCGTCTAATGATTTTAACTCAATAAACGCAATTAGACCAGATACAATTTTCATGACCTCAATTTCCTGCAAAAAATGTCTTTGGAAAATGTGTGCTGCAAGTATTGCAAACATGTAACCCATTCCTTTTGTGATTGTTGGCCTCATTTTACGGCTTGTAATCGCTTCGCCTCTTTTGTGAGCGGCAACCATGCCAGTAATAAAATCAATTAGAACCAGAAAGCTAATACCCATCAATACTGAGAAAGTTGGACTGAAATAGGTAACCATATAAATTATAATAATATCGAAAGTCTTAACAAACCAATTTTTCATATTTAACAAATATCATTTGAATTGATTATCCTCGCTGAATCCTCAAATAAAAGAGTTGCATTTGCAGGATTTAAGTTTGAATAATCGTCTTGTCCGTAAACTTTTAAATTCCAAAACCCACTTGGTAAATCTACATTCACAATGAATGTATAAAAATCGCATTCTACTGCGGTAATAACGTCAATAAACTCATCACAACCATTATTTCTGGTGTACTGAAATAAATAATAGCTATAAGTTTCCTCGAGAAACAAAACAACTTTCGTGTCGATGTTCGCCTCAATAACTACCATTCTGTGTCGATTATATCGTTGCCGTCAAACATTAACAAATACCCCAGTTTTCTAAATTTTTAGTCTCATCGCAATTGTTGCACGATGCTTGGTCATATAATGGATTCAAATTCTCATTTAACTTCAGCCATTCGAACATTTCTCTGGCGTAGTTTTTCCCTATCTGTCTCCAATAATTAGCTTGCTTTTCGTTTGTGTCAAAATCAATAAACTCGCTTTCGTCCGTTACCTTTCTAACAACGCTTTCTTTAGTAACTTGCACTGGGTGAAAAAACATAAAGTCTCCGAAAGCATAGCAAACGTGAACTTTTTTCAAATAGCACATTAATTCCTCATTTGCAGGCGTCAAAGAATCATTTTCAATTTGTGTACATAACTCATCGAATAAATCCTGACAAAGCAATTGATTAATGTATGTTATTTGTGTATTCTTAATGGCAATATCAATGTCCTGACTTTCAACATTTCTGGAAAGCGGCACAATGCCATAAAAATCTGTTTGTGTTATGAATTGACAACTGCAACAAGCCATTATTGAACTGGGTTAATTGGTGTAATTAATTCTACTTTTTTAGGACTATATCCAAAAGCCTCTCTAATTTCGTCTTCTGTAAATGCGCTTGCAAATGATTCCGCAACAAATGCCAAAGGAATTGAATTGCTAACTTTTATAATCGTCCCATCATATCCGTCCATTAATTTAGCCAGTGCGTTCATTTCGTACATCAATAAATTTTGGTCATGTTTAATGACTGCATTTTGATAATAAATTGACGAATCTGCAATCTCTTTTGCCGTTCCTAATTTACCAGAAACTTGAATCCCTGCCAAAATTGACGGAACTTGAAATGCGGTTGCAATATGGTCTCTAATTAAATTTGAAAGCGTGATGTACATTTCGTGAGACGTACTCTGCGTAAATGGAATAATTTGGATTGACCCCTCTTTAGATGAGCCGTCTAATATTGCAAATTTGCCTCCATTATCTGCGCCAGTTAATCTGTCAGAAATATAGTCTCTCAATGAGTCTTTCATGTCAACGCCATTCTCGTCAACTCCAGTTAACTTGTATGGAACGTAAACAATAAATGCAGGCGCAAACGAATTGTCCACGTTATTAGCATGAAAATTCTGAATCTGGCCATCGGCATAAATCCATTTTAATGCAGACGCATATTTCGGTTGTGAATAATACACTTGGCCTGGTTTGTATCTGCGAATATATTTCAAAGTTCCATTCCATTTTTGGAAATCCGAAAACATTGCATTGGCATTGAACGTGCTGATTTTAGCTTTTGTCTCAATGTCATTAAACAAGTCGATTGGAACTGGTTTGTATCTTTTATCTTTTGTCGATTGTTGCCAGTTGCTCGAAAGCATAGCATAACCAATCTCGAAAGTTTCTTTATTTGGTAACCCTAAACGAATTGTTGAGAAATCCTGCGATTTAACGTTTGTTAAATAGCCATTCAAATCCCATTTCATAATCAATCCTAATGATTCAAAGTATGCCATGTCATAGCAAATGCGTTGAAACACTGACTCATTGAACATCATTTTTAATTTTCTCGAGAAATCTGTTTCCTCTCCAGTTGGCGTTTCAAAATATAATCCGTCTCCATATAAAAATTTTGCATGTGTTTCCACGCATGCGTTTGCAATTGGAGACGATTGCACCGCCTTAATTAATTCTTGAGGGAAATTATTGTCTTTGCCATAGCGCACAATTTTATTTGCGGTGTCGTCTGTCTGGTTAAAAACAGATAAATCCGCAGGCGCTTTAGCCGTAAACATGAAATAATTGTCCGAAATTTGAGTAAGTTCCATTGATACAAATTTACTTTTATTTTTAAATATCTATTTGCAATATTTTTACAAATCAAAATGGTTTGCAACGTCAATTGTTTTGTAATTTTTGAAATGCACCATTTTGCCAGTCTCTTCAAATTTGTCCCAGATGTGATATTGGTTTTCAAAAGCATGTGATGATGATGAATTTCTGAGTTTACGCTGAATATCTTTGCGCACAAACGAATAATGGTGCATTCTAAGCCACTCAATCGGCTCGTGCTTGGCATATGTATTTGTGCGCCTCGTTGGGTCTGCAAACGCAGGATATTTTTTGTCAAAGCACATGATTGTTTCTTTGTGTATCTTATGAATAAACGGCACAAAATAGTCTTCGTCTGGAAAGAGTTGTTTGGTCGGATATTTATAATAGGTTTTTAGCCTGCAATAGCTTGCATCTAATTTTTTGATATAAACTTGCTCTTTTGCCAAGCCAAAATCTTCTGTGAAATACATCTCATCGCAGTCCATTTGAATAAAATGAGTGCAACCAACGCTCTTTGCCAGTTCCAAACCTCGATTTCTTTTCATGGTTTCATTCCATTGGCCACTCTGGCCAACCGCAGGAATATAAAACTCAGATAAATCAATCAAATCGTGTGGCAAAGTTGGCTCATATAACTCTCCAGAGTTGCTTACGTTTTGATAAATCACAATGACCACGTCTAAATGTGGCCTAATCTGTTCAATTGACTTTCTTAAATGCTCGTCCCCGTCCCAAACATTCCAGATGCCTGCCAGTTTATTCATAATTCGAAACAATTAAATCAATAAAATAATTAAATGATGCCACAATTAATATTGTTGGTACAATTTCAGTGCTTATGCCAAATAAAATTGAATGCCAAACTAACGTATGCAGTGAGGCCATGCAAGTTAAACACAAACAAATCGGCTTTCCAATAATCTTTGGCAATTTATCTGCAAATCTTTGGATAAAATATAAAATATTCCCATGTCTGGTCGCTCTATAAAAGCCAAAACATAGCAAACTAATAATAATAGAATTGTATATCATACAAAAAGAGTTTTCATTTCGTTTGGAACGTATTGCGGGAATATGTATTCGTGTGGGTGTTTGCTCATTAAATAAATAATGTTTTTGCGTTGCTGCTCCCATTTCTTATTGTTGCCATAATTCTTAGTGCGGTCAAAATCTGAATGTGGAATATAAAACATCTGGCCAATATAGTTCTTTTTTATTCCGTTTCTGGTCAAAGAAATATATAAATCAGTGTCCTCGCCTCCATAGCCTTTGATATTTTCGTCATAACCCACAAAATCTGAACGCTTAACAATGCAATTCCCTGAGCAATTTGGCTCTCCAGTGTAATAATTGCCGTCTTTTAAATCTAAACTATCAAAAAATGTTGGGTCAAGTATGGTGTCCGCATCGCAAAAGAATATCCATTCGTCCGTAGTTTCAGTAACCCCCAAGTTTCTGGCCTTTGACAAATGAAAATCTTTTGCGGCCGTCAGGCTCGAGCGGATTCCATTATTTTGGCAATATCTAAATGCCATTTCATCGCCGTAACAAACAACGAATATCTTTGATTTATCTTTAATAGATGCAATGCATTTTTTTAAATGCAGCAACCTATCTTTGCACGTTATAATTATATCCATAAAATTCCTATTCCGCCCCAGTCAGAACCCTCAATAAATTCGTCATGCTCTTTGCCGTCTTTAACTTCATTCCAGAACTTATCTACTCGGCAGAATAATTCTCTGTGAATTGGTGTGTCTAATATATCATGAAAAGCAATGACCCCACCTTTGCGCACAAACTTAGAATAAATTTCGAAATCTGCCTTTACGCCCTCATATGTATGGTCGCCGTCAATCATAAGGAAATCAATCTTTGCATTGCTATTTCCAAGCGCTTTTATTAGTTCGGATTTCAATTCTTTAGAGTCGCCAATTAAATAATCCACGCCCTCAACATTTGAACGCTTTTCAATATCGATTGAAATAACTTTGTCGAATAAACCTTTGTAAGCATGTAAGCACCCGCCGTCATAACTGCCAATTTCAACTGCAATCTTTTTGCTCTTCATTAAGTTAAGCGCATGCAATAACTCTTCAAATTCTAATGGTTTTTGTTGAGCCTTATTTTTCAGCGCCAACTGGACTAATGTCTTCATATTCTAAAGTGATTTTTTTACCTATTATTTTGTTTAATTTTTCTGCCTGCTCAACGCTCATAATGTAGTTATTCAAATACATTTTTTTTATGACCTCTAAATAAAGGCCGTCATCGTCTTTTCTTAATACGCCTTTTATTGTCATGCTTTGTAAATTATAAAGAAAATACCCAACTCCAAAAGGATTGTGATAATCGTTTTTGTAAAATAGATGCGTGAGCCGCCATATTCTTTGTAAAAAATCCAGTCTTTTTTATAAATCCTATTATAAGAAAGAAGCACCAATAGTGCTAAAAGTATTTTGTATATGTTCATATTGTTCGGTGATGGTTAAAGTAAGCATTTGCGCCCATACCCCATTGGCATGGCGATGTATTCAATTTAATATTGTGTTTGACTGCTAAGTTAGTTAAAATAGATTGGTCGTGTCTGTGGCCTTTAAATCCGCTCAACTGATATTCTGGATTGTGTTCATCATTGATTAGCATTAATTTAGAGCAATAGGCCAAATATTCCTGAACAAACGCTCTGGTCTCTGGTGTGTTTCTGTAAATCTGGATTGCTGCATTTGCTTGCAATTGGTCTGGCATGCAAACAACGCCCATTTCATAATATGTCTCAGATTTGCACCAATCAATATGCTTTTGTCCGTTATGGAATAGCTTTATATTTTCTCCCTCTTTAATTAAGTCCTTTGGATTTTTTAAACATTCAATTGTTGAGTCCAGATACATGACAAATTCACCCTCGTCAATAATGCTTAAAATGTAATCAATCAAATATGGTTTCCAAAGCCACCAACCATAACCTCGAGACGAATAAAGATGCTCGGGGTAAGCATCAAAAAGCATTTCAACACTCTTTTCGCTAAACGTTTTTGTATACATAAACCTGCTCATTGATTTATGGAGTTTATCGATAGCTTGCTGATAATTCTTAGTCCCGAAAGTTATGCAGATAGGCATTTGTTTTTAATGTAATTATAAATATTTAAGTCGCTAAAATAATATTCTTTTTGCTCTTCTACAAGTTTTTGCGAATCGCCAACCGATGCAAGCGAAATAATAGCCTCCAAACGTTGCATTGTATTCTCAGCAATAGCGGTATAAGGTATTGGAAAAGCATTGCAAATCACAATGTCCCAGAATTTCTCAGTTACATAATAATCCTCAACAGAATTTTCAATGCAAATTGACGTGTGGTATTCAATCAATCCGTCTTTTTTGTCTTTTAATTCACCTTTGTATCTGGCATCTTTAATGTCCCAACCTTTGCCGTAAATATCGATGTCCATATCTGAGGCCAATATCTTTTCGACCAGTTCGTTTCTGAATCCATACAACGTCCCCTCTCTCGGTTCTTGTTTAGCCACAATAAAACTGCATTTTTTGGTCTTTTCAGACTTTAAATTGATTGCCTCTTCATAATCTAAGCCACTCCAATTAAACATCATTGGCAATTGATTATTGACTGGTGCAATAAACTCAGCTACTTGACCATTCCAGTCTTTGTAATTATCAGACCAACTTGGTTCTTGAGCAAATGCAAACGTTTTTGCAGCGTCTTTTATCTTTTCTGTTGTATTATTAAATATGAAAAGCAAATCATAATCATTGCCACTCGTGAACTGAAATGGTTTTACTTCATTTTTTGGAGCAAATTGGCGCATCACCTCGCTCGCTAATACTTCAGACGTAGCATAATTGCTCGTCAATTTTACCTTTAGCATAAATGTTTAATTTTAAAGTTTTTAGTTGCACAAAAAGTCGAGAAAAAACGCTCGCAAATAAATGTGTGCATCGGATAATATTCAACGCCCGTAATTGCTTTGATACGCTCTTTAGAGAAACGACCAGATTTATATTTGGTGTCAGTGTATAAACGCTCCTGCAACCATATACTTTCAGCATTGGCCATTATATCCATTAATGGAATTAGCCACGTTGTAACGTATTCCTCGTAAATCTCTGAACGTGTAACGTGAGCATTTTGATAAATGGTTGGCGTCTGCAATCGGTCTATTTTTAAGCCATTAAATTGGTCAAAGATATGTTGAGCCGTTTTAATGATTCCAGAATGCCAGTTCTCAGCAACTCGCCAGACATTTGGCTGCGTGTGCAATCTATAAAATGTATAAATGTCAGCATCTTTAACGTCTGCCTCTAAGTTTTTAAGCCAATATGAGTTCTTTGATTCAAACTGCCACGAAAAAACGCCAAAGTATTCGGCCTCTTTATGCTTTCCCTGCTCGATTAACTCACGAATGATGTGGTTTTCAAACGCAGGTTGCAACCCTTTGCCCTCATAAATAGAATTATCATATCCAATCGCATTTGGAGTGATATATTTTTTCGTCTTTTCGTCAAAAAAGATTTGATAAATTATTGATTTTGTAGCCATCTGTATGCTCTTTTGTAACATGACCCGCAACCAGTTGACAACCTATTGCCAGTTGCCCTTTTGTACATGTCAAATATTAGATTCCACGTTATATCCTTTCTGTTCATTGCTTGCCCGCCTTGCGAGTCAACATATATTTTAAGTTCTGGAATTGTCATAAGGCAAATATAGTAATATTTCACAAAAAAAAGAGAGGCGACAAGTATAACTCATCGCCTCTCCAAACATTTTCGACTAACTTAATTAAGCAATTTTACTTTCTAAGTATGATTTTGTCGCTTGGTAATCAGTTACTAAGAAATCTGGCGCTAACTCTGACTCTCCGCCATTTGGCTGAGACAAAGTAATATTGAACGCATTGTCATCACCGATTAGAACTCCAGTCGCTTTTGTAAGCGCAGTGATTTCCAAACCTGCCGACTTTCCGTACAATTCGAAAGTTCCATTTGTCTTTTCAACTACAACGAATAAATCGTCAATTAATTTTAAATTATCCCAAACATTTTTGGCGTCCTGAGTTTGTTGCTGAAATTTACCAGTAATCGTTTGTGTAAACGATTTGATATTGTTCTCACCAGTAACCAATTCTTGACTTGCTCCTGCGCTTTTTGTTTTTGCGCAGAACTTGTAAAGATAGTTGTATGGTTGTAAACCTATTGCAGTAACAACGCCCTCAGAATCTGTGGTAAATCCACTATCGGTTAAATCCGATAGTGAACCCACATATATGTTTTTGGCTTTTATTCCGCCTACCGATTGCAAATCTTCGCAAGTCGCACAAGCTAATCCACTAACTATTCCACATGGCATGATATTGTCTCCTTTTTTTTAAGTTAAAATTATGATAATGCGATTACTGATAAATCACCATAGATGTATTGAGTTCCCATTTTGAACTCAGCATCGATGTAATTCATTTTGTCTCTCTTATCATAAAAGAAATCTAATGTATTTGTGTCAGAAATTGCATCTGTACCAATTACTAAGTTCTCTTTGTATGTGTAAACCGCACGATGTTTGTGATTCATGTTGTTTGCATTAATGATTTGAGACCATCTCGATTTTTTGTAAACTGGAATGCCTCTGAACATTAATACTCTCGCACCTGCCTCAACCATATCCCATGATTTATCACCACAACAAGCATCTTCACGACAAGTCAAATAATTGTCATATAACTCTCTGGTTAAAGCGAAATATTTGTCGCCCTCTGCCATTTGGTCTAAAATGTCTGGTGCTGATTCGTACATTGAACGCATAGTATCTAATGCAGTGCAATCAGCTAATGTAGTTGGAATAGTTACTTTTTCAACATCGTAAGCATTCGCACCTGCAATTAAGCGAGTCCAGATACCAGTACATGAAGCTAAAGTGTCATTTGTTGAGTTCTCATCACCGAACCAAGCAATATCGTAAACGTCTAAACGCACTGCGTTTGTAACTTTCTCAATAATGTAGTTTTCAACGATTGTTCCCTCTAAGTTTTGAGCCTCGTTTCCAGTTCTCAAATACTCTTCCATGAAAGTGTTTTTTAAGTTCTTAGCACATTGGTCTAAGTTAACTTTCAAATCACAAACCTCAATGAATTTTTCAGTAATGTCTACAACATCACCTGCATTATCACGACCGCAACCAACAGACGGACGTACTACGCCAGAAAGGATTGTGTCTAATGCTAATTGTCTTTTAGATTTGATGTCTAAAATAATTCTAAATTCGTTTTGTAACTCTGGAGTTAAAAACGTTGGTTTTATTAAAACCTCGTTAGCTTGTTGCCCTGCCCAACTAACGTTAATGTCTAATACATCTGCCATTTTCTTGTTGTTTTATTTTTTATTTAATTAATATTGTTTTTTTAAATTAGCTGCTACCGCATCAAATGGAGACGTTTTAACTTCTGCCTTTGCTGCTGCTGCGTTTGGAACTTTAGTCTCAGCCGTTTCAACTAATGATTTTAATGCTTTGAACTCTTTGTCCATTTTTGCTTTGAATGCTGCGCTTGCAGTTTCAATTGTTGTTTTCTCTTCTTTTAATGCAGTGATTTCAGCAGTTAATGCGTCAACTTGTGCGGTTAATTCCTCGACTTTGTTAGTTGCTTCAGAAACAACTTCAACTTCGATTTCTCTGATTTCAACAATAACGCCTGCTGCGTCAACAATGATAATTTTGCCTGCTGCTAAAGCATGCTCGCCCTCTGGCGCTTTTTCTGTCATTTCAGCGTTAATATAGACTGGTTTACCCACTTCTAATTCACCCTCTCCATAAAGAATAGTCATTCCGTCTGCCAATGGCTCAACGAAATTTGTTGGCTCTGCGCCAGTTAATGCTTCCTCAATAGCCTTGAATGCTGAAGCAATTTTGTTTTTGAAATTTGAATCCATTTTTATTTTATCGTTAAATTTTCCGTAAGCGGCAATTGGCATTCTCACTGCGTCCACAAATCCCATTTCTTTGGCTTGTTGTGGCGTCATGTAAGTTGTTTTGTCCATCATAGTCATGATGTCCTCAATTGATTTGTTTGTTTTTTTAGCGTAATTCTGAGCCAAAATTGTGTCGATTTGAGACAAAGCCTCAGCCGTTGACTTAATTTCGTTTGCAGTGCCTTGCGCTCCGCCACTTGCATTGTGAATCATATACTGAGCCGTCTCAGACATTTCAACATAAGACGCAGCCGATGCAATTAATGTAGCAATTGAGCCACAAAAGCCATGAATGTAAGCGGTGATTTTTAAACCTGCGTCCTGCAAGTCGTTATAAATAGAAAACCCCTCGTAAACGCTTCCGCCTCGTGAGTTAATAATCAATCTAATTTCTTTTGACCCCTGATTTTGAGCCTTTGCAATTTCAGACCTTACATAATCCGCAGACAATTCGCCCTTATCAGTGCCAATGTCCTTATTGATTAATAAATTATAAATTTCCATGTTAACAAAGTTAACGGAAATAGAAATATGGTTTTTGTAAACTTTTTACAATTAGATTTTCTTTACAATATAGATTACAGAATGAATCGACTTGCAATATTTCTCAGCTAAGTCAGCATAAATAATCATTTTGCTTTTTTTATTCTTAATGACTTGCTCTTCATATTCACAACGAATCAAATATCTTTCCATGTCGCCAGTTGTTAGCGCACATTTCTCAGCTAAATGGTATGCAACATTGTTACAATCACCAAATGTGGTGTCAATTCTGGTATAAAATTCTTTTTCAATGTTCATCGACCTTGTCCTCTATATTTTTTAGGTTGTTTGTTTTTTGCTTTCGCTGCTCTGCCAGACTTTCGTTTGCCGAAATTAAGTTTGGTCTTCTGTGCCGTTGCTTTTGCTTTTGCCATTATAGTGATGTTGTTGTTTCTATGACTCTAAGTCTGTTTTGAACTTCTGTTATTTCGGTTGCGCTTACTACCAATTGTAATCCTTTCAACGCTTCTGCAATGTTAATACTGCTATCAATCGCAGCGTCTGGAGTTACCATTCCGCCGTCAGCAAATCCAGGCACTCCAATGCGCTTAAATGTATTCGAGCCACCTAAAGCCGCTTGTTGTCTCTGGTTTAAAATAACCTCTCCAGTTTTAATAGTTGCCAATAAGTTGTCGCCATTACTTCTGCGAATAGGCATTCCCATTCCTGCTCCAATTCGAGTCCCAGATAAACCGCCAGTTGCAAACCCCTCAACAAATCCGCCAGTTGCGAATTGTGGGACTTCTACGGCTCTAATCTCTCGCACTCTTTGGTAACCTTGCAACAAAGCAATTCCCGCATTTATAGGCGCTAAAATTGAGCCGACAAATGGAATCTTAGATGTTGACTCATAAATATTTTGAGCAGATGTCAGCGTGCTAATAATAGTCGAAGCGATTGCCAACGCTTTGCCCTCTTTTGTGTTCTCCCCTAATATTTTAGACAACGCCATGAATGATTGGCCAACTGAAGCCAACGCATCAATTCTCGCTTTTGCAGTGTCTTGTTCAATCTTAACAATTGCCGCATTGTTTTTAGCAATCTCAACTTTCTTTTGCTCTTCTGTCTTTTTAGTGTCTGCTAATATTAAAGCGTTTTGATTTTGCAAAATAGCAATTTCGGCTGCGTTCTTAGCTTCTAAATCAGTTGCCTCAACTTGTGCAAGTTCTAATTCAAATTGCAGTTTCTGTTCGTCTAATTGTTTTTGTTTCTCATCGTTTGCAATTTTATTGTCCGTTACCAGATTTTGGTTTGCAATCTTTAGCGCAGTAATCTGGTCATCATAAGCGCCAGTGATTCCATTGTATGCCTCGAGACGTGCAATCTCTTCATTGTTTTTATCTATCTGTGATTGCTTTAATGCATCGTCATATTGTTTCTGGGTGATTAATGCGTTCGCAAATTTTTGTTTTAAATTAGCCTCATATTGCGCTCGGTTTAAATCGTTAATTACCTTTTCGTTATTAAATGCGTCAACTCTCGCTTTCTGCTCTTCAGATAATTGCGCCCTAACTTTGTTAGCGAATTTCTCTAATTCCTTTGCCCTATCTTCTAAATTCTTTTTTTCTTTTTCTTTTTGCTTCTCTCTGAATGTCGCCTCTGCCTCAATCAATCCATTTATACGACCCTGATTTTTTTCTGTCTGAGTTCCCGCCGCTTGTTGCACCTCAAAACGTTTTTGTTGCGCATCTGCCAGTCTTTGTTCTGCGGTGTCTCTGTCCTGACCAGTTTTAATCGCATTTGACAAAGCCTTTGCCGCAATCTCAACTCTTTTATTTGCTAACTGCTCGTCTTTTTTTAATTGTGCCTCTTCTAATCTATTCGCCTCTTGTAATAATGCAATTCTATCTTTTTCACTTTTTGTTCTGTCTTTAGATTGTGCAATTAAAATGGCCACGTCCCTATTTGTCTGCGCCATGATTGCTTGGTTTGCACGCTCTGCGTCTTCTAAGTCGTCTAATGCCTGCACCAAATTGTAACCCTCTGCGGCTGCGTCTCCAATTCTTGAGCCTAATCCACTGAATGCGTTTGAAAAAGAATCAAATAATCCCCCTCCAGAACTCACTAAGTCAAAGAAATTTTTAACAGATGACGAAATGGTTGTAATTGTCGCACTCAATCCCTCAAAAACTCCATTAATTGCGTTTGTAACTGGTTCTAATTTTAAGAATGACTGAATTAATGGCGTTAATGTCATTAAAATTAAGCTAAACGGATTTCCTGCGCTTAATGCTTTGAATCCATTGCCAACTCCGCTTAATCCTTTTTCCAATGCAGGGAATTGTCCTAACAATCCTTTGAATGATTCGGCATAATTACCAACGTTTCTGCGATTGTCTCCAATTGCAGACTCTTGAGCCTTTAAAGTGTCTGTTAAACTCTTTAGTCTGGCCGTCTGCTCTTTGGTTGGATTTTGCAATCGTACATATTCGGCATTCAATTCCTTTAGCAACTCACGATTTTGTTTGATTGAGTTGTTATTAAAATTAGTCGTGTCAGTATTTGCTTTCTCGGCGTTCGATAATTCATTGATTGATTTCTCATTCAACTTATATTGACCCTCCAATGCTTTCAACTGAGCATTATTGTCCCTAAAGGCCTTTTGATTCTCTTTAGCTGAGACATCTAATTTCGATTGCTCCTCACGCAAGTCAGAAATTCTTTTTTTAATCTCTTCTTGATTTTTCTGGAGTTCGCCGAATTGAATATCGACATTATATACTATTGACTTTTCGTCTGCCATTTTCTTAATTTAAAATAGAGGCCGATTGCTCGACCTCTTTTATTTACGCTTTTTCTAATCCTAATGCTGCAATCACAATGTCAGAAACATAACTATTGTCCGTTCCCCAGTTTGCGAATTGCTCTTCTGTCAATGCGATGTTTCCCTCTGCCAATTGTTTGCCGTCAGCATTACACAACTTATAATAAGTTGAGCATGTAACCGCATTCGTTTGGAATGGTAACACTAAAACATCAATCTGCGTGATTGTTCCTAATACGCCGACATTACTTGGTTTCAACTGAATCATTTTTTTGCTCTGTTAAGTTTAACAATTCTTTTAATTTTAATAACGCTTGTGCAATTGCTGCTGACTCATCTAAGTTAAAAGCGCCTTTTTGGTTTGCAATGTTTAGTCCTTGACTAACAATGCCATATACATCGATTTCGTTCATGTGTCAAATATACAAAAATTACATATTACTCATTGAAAACTTTTTCCAAACTGAGCCATCAAACATACACATATGGTCTTGGTCGGTATTGTAAACTAATAAACCTGTCGCAGGTGAACTAATACTATTAATCTCAGATTCTAACATTCTCGGCACTAAAAATCCTTGTGTGTTTGAATCAATTTGAACTAAAGCAGAAGCGTCAGGGCTTGTTGTGTTTACTGCTAATTGTCCTGAAGATGTGATACGCATTCTTTCAATTACGCCTGTACCCGTTCCAAATTTAATTGATGAATCTCCATCAGCACCAAAAGACATACTTTGAGCAGCAGAATACATAAATGCTTCATTTGCTTGTAAAACTCCATAAGTTGTATAATTAGTCCCTAAAATACCAAATAAATGTGTGTAAGTACCATTAGAGTATTTTGTTACCGCAATAGCAGAAGTTCCTGCATTAGGGTTTGTAATTTTTAATCCTTGTTGTGAGTTTGCACTACTATAAATATCTAATTTATCCGCAGGACTTGTAGTGCCGATACCTACTAAACCTGCTGATGTAATACGCATTCTTTCGCTACCATCAGTATTAAAAGTTAAATAACCACCATAAGTACTAAAACCACTTGATATTTTAAACTCTCCTGTGCTTAAATTTATTGTTGTTTCAGCAACACTTGTTCCATTTGATGAATAATTAGTCCCTAATGTACTTCCTGATGTTCTATTAATATTAAATACAGGACTTGCACCCTCTAATTTTAATGAGCCACCACTCACTCTTGCAGTACCATTCACATCTAATTTATATCCTGCGTCTGTGGTTGTGCCGATTAAAACATTACCTGTTGGAGCAATACGCATAGCTTCAGCATATGTTAATCCTGTTGGATTTGAACCATATGACACTGATGTTGTTGAGGATTCAAATACTAATGCAATATCAGGCGAGGCATATTTTGTAACCATTCTCCAAGTTTTTTGGTTTATACCTGCATCACCTGATAAAAATAATGCAGAGCCATAATAAGGACTCCCTGACACTTCTGCAATAGTATTATAATAAGTATTTTTAAAAATTCCATTAACCGCTTGTACGCTTGAACTGAATGTCGCTGCACCTGTTGAAGCAATTTTAAATACACTACTTCCACTTTTTTGTACATCTAATAAATTTGCCGAAACAGAACCATTTGTATGATTTAAAACTAAAACACTTTTGTCATATTCTCCTGCTTCAATATATGCACCACCTAACCCGCTTGTAAAAGGTGCTAAAACATTTAATCTATATGACCCACTACTTGTACCAATACTAACACTTGAACTGAATGTCGCTGTTCCATTTGTATTTATTGTAAATGTGTTACCACTCCCTTGACCATCTGGATAAAATTTAATTCCAACCCCATCAGTTGCACTAATTGTAGGTTTATATGCACCATATCCTCCTGTTCCCCAAGATATATCTTGAGAATCAGGTAAAATAATATTACTCCCTAATGTTAATTGACCACTCACTCTTCCAGTTCCGTTTACATCTAACTTGTAGCCCGCATCTGTGGTTGTGCCTATTAAAACATTTCCTGTATTAGCAATACGAACTTTTGTACTACCTGCACCAATATTAAAATCTATTTTCCCCGCAGAATATGTTTGTTCAAAAGTTGTTATTTCATTACTTGCATCTTGTTGAATAAATGCTCCTGCTCCGATGCTTAATTTAGTTACATAAGTACTTGGATAAGTTAATAATAATCTTTGATAGCCTGAGCCAACATCTAATTGACCCGCAGGACTTGTAGTCCCGATACCGACATTACCTGCTGATGTGATACGCATTCTTTCAGTACCACTTGTGCCAAATCTTAATAAATCACTTGCAGTATTGCTTCCTGCGGTTGTACCTATAAAAGTTCCGTTTGTAAAATGTCCAATTCCTAAATAACCATAAGTTGTTGAATCAGTTGGCTCTGCGATATATTGATAACCACTATCTTTTACAACTAATTTACCATTTGCAGGACTTGTAGTATTTATTCCAAAATTACCGCCTGATGTGATTACCGCTTTTTGAGAACCATTTGTATTAAATTTAATCTCTCCTGCGCTTTCGTTAGATAATAATAAATCTGCACCTGTATAAAATAAAAATGCTTTGCCAACCCCGCCTACACTTAAAGCATACATAGATTGAGATGACCCATTTACATCAATAACGCCTCTGCCACTTGTTGTATAATTAGGACTTGCAGTTCCAATTCCAATTCCACTTCCATTATCATAAATCAAAGAGTTCCCTAAAGCACTTGTTCCTGTAAATTTTGGCAAATAGTTTGTTGTGCCTGTGCCTGTTATTGGATTCGTTAAAGTTGAAACCGAGCCGTCTGCCTTTAAATATTGTGCCGATGTTCCGCCACTTTTTACAAAACTATTTGCCGTTACTGAACTGCTAAAACTTGCCTCACCTGTTGACGAAATTGTAAACCTTTCCTCATTTGCAGTATTGTCATAAATTCTGAATCTATTATTACCATCGACAACTTGTAATAAATAACTTTTTGTCGAGCCTTGCAAGTTTACGTTTGCATCTGCTAAAGCAACTCTGAAATCGCCGTCAATTGTTACCCTTGTTCCATTATCACTGATAATTGAATCACCAATAGTTGAACTGGCAGTAAATTTAGCAATGTAGTCAATTGTCCCAGACCCCTCAACGCCAGACGCATTACCTAAATTGGCAATGTCCTGAGCCGTTACTCTTTTAGTTGTGCCAGATTGAACTAAAGGGACTAATTCTGCCCCAGTTAATGTCCCGCCCGCAGGCAGTGCGCTAATTTTTTTCTTTGCCATATTATATTATTATGTCGTTATTATTTTCTGTTATTATATCCTCTAAAATTTCTGTGTCTAAATATGTAAACTCACCAACTGGCTCAATTGCTCCGAACTCATCTTCAACTCTATCCAATACGCCAACGTTTATCAATTCAACTTTTGTCAATCCTAATGAGTTTGGATTATAATCCACAATTCTGTTAAGTCTAAAAACCGCACTGAAATAGGAAATATACCAAAGTTGTGAGAAATCCAGTTCTGTAATGTCTTTGCCACTCAATTTAAAGTATGCAGTAACTTGAGCAGATACCGAAAGCGAATCAATTGTCGATTTATAATAGGTATCAATTAAGTTATTTGGAGTAAACAAAACAATGTCTGGCGTTGAAAAACTTAAATTCATGCTATATGAATCAATGCCCTCCTCGTTATAAACTTGTTTATGAAAATAGCACAAAGGTAAATTCCCGACATTGCCAATATTTTCAACATAAATTTGATTAAATGCCCCATCTGACAATGTCTCTATTGTAACCAGTCCGCCATTGATTAAAATTCTCGGCTCTTTTTGCGTATTCTTTATCGTTGGCTCGGCTGAATCCAACATAGTTGTGATATTTATATAGTTTGGCGAGTCTCCTTTGAATGACTTTTCAATAATAGTCGGACAAAAACCAACCTCTCCAATCAATGACGCTTCGCCTTGCTTAGTTAAATAATATTTGCCGTCTCCAAATTTATAAGATTGCTTTGCCGTCTGTTTTAAATCATATCTAATGCTCCAGAAATCTTTGTCATCGTGCTTATATCTGAAATCATATTTGCGAGAAAAGTTTGTCGGCTGATAATTGATAATCGGAGCAGGCGTTAAACTTAATTTTTGGCTAAAATCCTTTTGAGAATTGTTTTTATAATACTCATCATAAGTGAAAATTTCAACAACTCCAGTGTCGTCATTGACAAACACTATCCAGTTAAACATTTTATAGCACCATTGAAACAAATCTATCTGTTTTATTGCAGGCAAATTTGGTGCAATCTGTGCCGTTTCCCCATATTGAATGTTTAATATATCGTCAGCATTTACTTGCTTTGGACGCACTATAAAACTACACTTATAAACCTCTAATGTGCCAGATGCAAAAGGTCTAACAATATTAACTCTCAATTTTTCTGTATCTGCAATAAATCCAGTTGCAAACAATTCAAATGAGAATGGATATGCAGAATTTAATCTATATCCAAACACTTTTGAATCTAAAGAAACCCAGTCAGCTAACCCATTGTCATAACGTTCCAAACTCGCAACAAAATTCCACCCACTTGCATAGCTTGCGTCTGGTGTTTTAAACTCAATAGAAATTATTGCCTCAAAACGTTGGTTTCCATTTGCAGTGTATTCGTCTCCGTCCCATTGTGATAATGGGTCTTGAATAACTTGCGACATTGGCAAAATATGGTCTCCAGTTGTTAATGGAATTGTATATGCAGTATTTGGTCGAACGCCATAAAACCCAAAATTAGTCGTCAAAAAATTATCACTATGGATAAATTGAGCGTTGCTAAATGGTATTAATAATTTGCTCGTATTATAGTCATCAAAAAAATTGGTCTTTAATGAATAACCATTGTCAATGCAAATTTGTTGGATTGCACGTCTTAAATATAATGCAGGATATAAATCTGTAATTTTAATTGGTGGACTTTCGCCTCCACTCAATGGGTCTAATGTTTGGAATTGGCCATAGTCAATCACTGGATAAAAGTAATCCGCAGCAACGCCAGACGGATAAGTCCCATTCCATGTATCAATTATTGTTTCGTCATAAAAATGGTCTAAATCGTCCAAATTTAATTCGTTTAACGTCTGCTCTCCAAATACATCTTTTAATTTACTCAACTCAGCAAAGGCATAAAATGAAATTGTGTCGCTTGTTACTTCTGTTAGCCTGCAAAGGCCATTAAATAACACTTGGCTATTTTTTTGAATGCGAATTTTACGCTGAGAATATTTATCAAACGCATTTTTAGCGTTTATATTAAAGGCAAAGCCGAATATTTTGTCGTTTTGTTTTGTTCTGGGAATAGTAATGGTTTTCGTCTTAGAACCAGAACGCCTATTCAAGTCTTTAATGTCAATCAATTCATAAGTCATTGGAATCAAAATTGATTTGTCTCCCAACTCTAATGAATATAAATCGTCAATTATTATCTCGGTGTATTCCATTATCTGGTCTGAATGTTAATTGGAAAAGCATAATCAAATTGGAACTTAACAATAAAGTTTTTAGACCATGTGTCATAATTAACCGATGAATTTTTCACGTTCACTGGCACATAAGTCAAGTCATTAACAACGTAAACATCAATTGAGTCAATCAATTCTCGTTTTAACCAGTCTGCCATTTCTTTTGTCTCAACTCTGGTCGCTAAACTAAGCGATTCAATAGACGAATGCGAGCGATAGCCATTAATTCTATTTGGAGACTCGTAGTTTGTCGCCATGCTGAACTCAATTGGATTCTCACGCCTTACATTGATTGCCGTTTCTTGACCTGCGGTGAACATAAAACTATCATAACCACCCAACTTGTTTAACCAGTTGACTTGTTTCTCATTGCAATTAACGTTCTGGTCTCTAATAAACCAACGCTCCTCAGTAATTGAAACGCCACCAGACGTTCTCACAATTCTCACTCTCATTTTAACGGCCGCAGGGTCTGCGCCAACCCAGTTAACTGGAATAGCGTTATGATATAAAGTCAAACTCGGATATAAAGCATTGTTAGTTTGTGCTAATGTTCCGCCGTCAATGTCATAATATGTGTATTGAGCCGATGCAATAAAGTTCCCATCATTACAAAGGAAATAAAGCGCAGATAATTCATTCTCTGGCAATACTTTTGTCAATGGCATCTCGGTTAAAAACTTTCTGCCAGTTACTCCAGTATCGTTTAATATGTAGTCTGTCAAGTCGTTAGTAACGTTGTATTGAAGCGCTGCGTTAGATGTATAATATTGAGTCGGCATAGTTATAAATCGCTTGGTGTTGTCTCTTCGTACTGCGCCTGATTTCCAACTGGATTATCAAACCCCTCAGCATAAGAAATGTAATATCTAATATATGATTTTTTATTGTTCTGGATAATTGGCCAACTAACTAATGGGAATAAATCGCCACTAATTACGTCCGTTACCACGTTGCATTCTGAATTGTAATCCTTTAGAATGTCAGCCACGTCAATTATAAAATAGCAATAGCCTAAAACAAACGTTGGCTTTAAAGTTATTTTTGCAAGTTCCTCAAAATCATTGTCGCAATAGTTGAATCCAAATACTCGAATGACTGCATTGTAATTTTTATAATATTTGAAAAACCAAAGATTGCCAGTTCCCGCACCAACATAAGGAGCATTGATTGTAAAGCTATTCCCAACGACAGACGTAACAAGCCAAACGCCATTATATGCCTCAACGCCTGCATTCTGTGAAATCTTTATATAATCCCCAACTAATAAACCATGTGGTGAACTTAAATCAATTTGCACATAGCCATTGTTGTTGACAAAACCCAAATTACCCTCATTTTCTGCTCCGATAGTATAGTCAGATGTAACGTCCGAACTAAATTCAAAACGCACTGGATTATAAACGGCCGTATTTACTGACGGCTCAACTTCAATTGTTAAACTCATTGTTAAAATAGTTTTGTATGTCCTCTAAAACTGCCTTGTTAATTGCGTCTTCAAATAATGGACATGTTTTATCTGCATAAAAATTCCCCTTATATCCCTCACGATGTATTTTTCTTGTAACTAAAAATGCCTGCTCGTCTTTAGTTAACTTCTTTCCCTTTGTGCCGTCTTTTTTGTCTGGAGCATACCAATCTGGCAACTTCTTAACCCATTCGTCAATCTTTGGTCTAACTAATGCAGGCTCGTTGCTCTCTTTTGTAATTCCTCTCCCATAATTTTGCCAATACCAATAATCATTCGCCATGATAGCAACTTGACTTCTGGTGTTTCCCGCAGTCAAAACAACTTCATGCGAGTCAGCCAATGCACCTGCCTTACCAAGCGCCTCGACCAGTGCTGCGTTTAGTTTGTTAAACTCTGCCAGTGTATTTGTTAACTCTATCATGCAAATAAATCACAACATAAACTTGAATCAATTGGCAACGTTACCGATACGGCAACAGACCAACCATAATGCACATTGTCCTGTTTTTTATTAATCATTGACGCTTGGCCAAATGTCATCGCATTGCGTTCCAAATCTTCATTCTCAATTTGCATTGACTGAATATATCCAACCATAATTTTATTTAACTGGTCGAAATGATTATTGATTTGCGATTGCTTATCTGTCATTGACCCACTGGTCAAAAATTGTAAACTAAATGAGTAAGTCTGTGAGACAATGATATTGTTTGTCGAATTATTGGTGATTGTTAATGGAAACAAAATCCACACTAAAGGATATTTAATGTCAGATTGTGAGTTTAACTCATTAAATGTCCCATTGCCGAAAGCATAAGTCTGCTCGGCTTTAGTCTTGAATATTTCGATTAATTTGTTCACGTCTCAATTTTTCTAAGTTTTGCAAATAGGTTCTTTCAATCTTCTTGTAAGTTAAAAACGTGTATGCCTCCGCAACACTTGTTTTGCTCACTTGCTCAATGTCTTTGTAAACGCCGTCTGCCAGTTGAACCAATGTTCCATATCCGCCAAACTGATTAAGACTTTGAACTCCCGCCTCCAATTGAATGTCCTCTAATTCACTCTCAAACAAAGGTAAGAATTTATTGTGCATATCTGCAAACTGCTCATTCACTTTGTTTTGGTAAAAAAGTGCAACAGATGCGGGCAAGTTTAAATATTCTAAATAGCGTTTGTTTGTTCTGGTGTCGTAGTTGTATTCGCCAGTTTCTAACAAGCATAAAAACGGCAATGCTTTCCATTCATTGTCCTTAAATTCAGCAATGGTTGCTTTCCAGTCTTCAAATTGTCCAATGGGACAAGCCATGATTTCGTATAAATCTAACTTTTCGCCAACCATTAAAACCTCTCCATTGACTAACATTTGCGCCAGTGCGGTTAACTCCAATTTGCCGTTTAAACTTATCTGGTCGTAAATCTCTGGACTGATTCCAGAAATAAGCATCACCGCTTCGTTGTATTTTTCTGCATGCAATAAGTCCTGCAAGTCAATAAAATGTCGTAATGTTATTTCGTCCAGTTGCGTTGGGAACTGATATTCTTTGTCGATGTTAACTAAAACCATGATATTTTTTTCGTGTTTGATTTTGTGCCGTTGAATATTCCGTATCTGGCAGCATCGCAAAAGTCGTCATTGAACTTGACTGGCTCGTCAATTGCTTTGCCATTCTTATCTGTTTTCCATTTGTACGTCTTAAACTCTTTGACTCCATTTGGAGCATTAACCAGAATGATTGGCTTTGATTTTAGTGTGTTTATCCCGTCTTTGACTGATTTGTCCGCACTAAAGACGTTAAATCCCGACCTATAAAGTTCCTCAATTGTATCTGGTCTCGCAGCATCGGCAAAAATTTCCTTTTGACCAATGTTTAGCTTGGCCATTTTATCTATTAAGTCAGCCGTTGTCAATCCGCTTTCGTAAATGACCTCTTCTAAATAGAATTTGTTTTCGTCCCAACCACATTTGACCAATGTAGTCGGGTGATTATATCCAAAGTCTAAGCCATAAACATATTCAACATCTGGAAACTGATTTCCTATGCTCCAATTCCTATAAATAAGACCCTCAATGCGCCCAGTGATTCCTCTCGCATATACTTTCCACAATTCAATGTCAATGTCTTTAAGCGCCTCAATTTCGGCTCTATTCTCATTTGGCACAAAAGGATTATTCCTATGGTCTGAATAAATAAACTTAGCAGTCGGATTATTCAAATAGTCTTCATGCACCCAGAACTCTGCGTCTGGGTTAAAGTCAATAAATGCTTTTTTCTTTGTTCTGAGCAATAGTTGTTTTGCAATCTGTCTGTCAATACCATTGGCCTCGTTTAAAAACAAATAGTCTCGCTTTCCAGACTTTGCGTCCTGCGAATTGTCATAGGATTTAAACTCAATTGTTGAGCCGTTTACGAACTTGAATATCCTATCCGATTTATTATACTCTGAAATCTGTGCATCAATGACTGGATTATCTGAGACAATGTTTTGAAAGTCTCTAAGCGCTCCCGCTTTAAGATTTGGAATGTCCTGACCTACAATTGTTGTCAGTGAGTTTGCGTCTGTCAATGCAAAATAGGCAATTGCCTGCAAAATAGAATAAGTTTTGCCAGACCATGTCCCGCCCTGATTAACAATTATCTTTGTGTCTGCGGTGATGTTAGCCTCAAATAACTCAGTTGTCTCAAACATCGTTTTCTGTTGACCTTATAGGGAACTCAGTTTTAACAATCTTAATTTCCAATGTATTGTCTAAGCCTCCAGATATTTGTTGCTCTACTTTTTCGACATATCCTCTGTGTTTGCCAATGGTTTTCAAATACAATTCAATCGCTCGCATCTTTACATTGTCATTGTCTGACTTCATTAAACTGAATAGTCCGTCTTCAGCAACGTCAATGTTCTGCTCTTTGATGTCCATTAATTCCTCTGGGAATTTCAATGCTCGGTCTCTGACCGCTTGTCTGGTGTAATCTATTTTAAATTGCTTTTGAATAGCCTTTGCAGTCCTCGAGAATAGTCCTGCGTTCTCTCTCAGTATCGTTAAAAACTCTTTATCGTTTATTTTAATGTTCATGACAAGTATTGGTTAAGTTGAATCATATAATTTACTTATTTTCAGCCGTTTATGTCAAGTGATTTAATTTGGAACTTTATAAACTCGTTTCCTTTGGCAACTATTGTCTTCAGTATCACTATTTTATAGACTTCTGCGTCGTCAAAATTATACTTTTTTTGCAATATATCCAAAAATGGCTTCATTGGATTGTCGATGTCCGATGCTTTGTTGCTGAATCCAAATTCAAAGTCAATTTGATATGGAGGTTCTGGGAGTTGCATTGGCTTTAGAGTCAAAAGCATTTGCGTTTCATAGGCTTTGTAATCTGGAGACTTAAATCGTTTCCCTTGCCATGCTTTGTTTACGCTTAGAGGTTTAATGTATGCAATTCCGTTAACCATTCTTTAGTGAGTTTATTGTCGTGTGCTTTGTTGTGGCATTCTCTGCATAGTGCAATTAGGTTTTCGATTGCGTCTTGTTGGTCTTTGGTCTTTTTCCCAAACTTAGACCTAAAAACAATGTGGTGAATGTCGACCGCTTTTGCTTTGCATACTTCGCAGGCAATAAACGAATGCTCGTCTAAGCCATAGTGATTAAAATATACTTTGATATGCTTTTGCATTTAACTTGTTCGCTCCCTTGCAAATATTTTAAACTCATTCCCTTTGCCATCACGAAAAACAATATTTGAGTTTTTTTTATTCCTTACTTTGATAATTAAACTCTTTTCGTTGTTAATTGCGGTTGCTAATAAAAACGGCTTATCGTTATTTAATTGAAATGCCCATTCAACTTGTTCAAATTCTGGATTATCTGTTTTTGGCTTTTCTTTAGATTTAAACAGATTTAATATTGCTTTTATCATAGCTTTTTAGTTTAAAAATCAAATGCTCCAAGTTTGTTAATTATTGGACTCTCTTTTTTTTGGCCTGCTCTCAAATCTTTAGCCATTGCCTCATACCATTTAGCTTTGGCCAAATCCCTTTCAACTGGTTGGTCTGGTTTGTCTCCCAGTCTCATTCTGTATT